ATTGGGCTGCGCCCACACCGTAAACCATTCCCCCGAGATGAATCATGGCGACTCTTCGCTCTGACATCATCATCCCAGAAATCTTCACTCCGTATTTAATTGAGGCCACTACTGCCCGTGATGCCTTTTTGGCTAGCGGTGTGGTTCAGCCCATGGCGGAGCTGAATGCAACTGAGGGTGGTGATTTTATCAATGTCCCCTTCTGGAAAGCCAACCTGTCTGGCGACTTTGAAGTGCTGACCGACAGCACTTCGCTGACCCCCGGCAAAATCACCGCTGATAAGCAAGTCGGCGTGATCCTGCACCGTGGCCGCGCCTTTGAGGCCCGCGACCTTGCAGCCCTGGCTGCTGGCGCTGACCCCATGGCTGCTATTGGCGCCAAAATCGCTGATTACGTTGCTAACCAGCGTCAAAAGGACCTGCTGTCCTGCCTGGCCGGTGTGTTCGGTAGCCTGGGTTCTACCTCCAGCTCTGCTGCTTTCTTTGGCCTGACCATTGACGGCGAGTCTGGTGATACCCCCACCACGCTGAGCCCCCGCCACGTTGCCGAAGCCCGCAGCCTGCTGGGCGACCAAGGCGACAAACTGGCTGCTGTGTGTATGCACTCCAAGGTCTACTACGACCTGGTTGAGCGTCGCGCCATCGACTATGTGACCGAGACCGACGCACGTCTGACCTCCAGCGTCACCGACTTCGTTGGCGGCAGCATTGCTGGCGCTTACGGCAATCCCACAGTCCCCACCTACATGGGTCTGCGAGTTTTGGTTTCGGATGATGTCCAAACCGACGGCAGCGGCAGCTCGACCGAGTACGCCACCTACTTCTTCACCCAAGGAGCAGTGGCAAGCGGTGAGCAGCTCGCAATGCAGACCGAAACCGACCGTGACATCCTCGCCAAGAGCGATGCCATGTCGATCGACCTGCACTACTGCTATCACCCCGTTGGTGCTAAGTGGGGCGTGACCACGGTCAACCCGACCCGCGCTCAACTGGAAACCGTCGGCAACTGGTCGAAGGTGTACGAGCTGAAGAACCTCGGCATCGTGCGCGCCACCAACACCTCCAACTTTGATTGAGGTAACTAACCATGGCACAACCTTCCCAGTTTGAACTGTCCAACGAGCAGTACATCGTTGCTGACCACTACATCGCCTCTTCGGTGGCCGATGTGCAGTTCTTCACCGCTCCGGTGAAGTGCCAAGTGGTCACCATCCGCGAGGTGCATGCCACCGCCGGTAGTGACGGCTCTGCTGTTTCTGGCACGATCCGTCGTTGCCAAGGCACCGAGGCTGCCACTGCTGGTGATGACCTGCTCGGTTCCACCAAGATCGACTTCAAGGGCACTGCTCTGACCGAGCAGAAGTTCGATGCTGCCGATTCTGGTGAGCTGACCAGCACCACCGCCAACCTGACCCTGGAGGCTGGCGATCGTCTGTCTCTGGACGTCACCGGCACCACCACTGCTCTGGCTGGTGTGATCATCACCGTGCTGCTTAAGCGCATCTGATGGGGCTGTTCGCTTTCCGGCGACTGCGTGATCGTGAGGCTGCCTCTGCGGAGGTGGCCTCTCTTTCTATGCCAGAGCCTAAACTAGACATACCGGAGCCTGACGATGGCAATCACAATCGTGGCCACGCCAGGCGCGGCCGACGCAAACAGTTACCTGACGCTGGCAGCAGCGCAGGCGATCATTGATGGTTTTGTGCAGGATGCTGATGTCACGGCATGGGCATCAGCCACGACTGACCAGAAGAACCGAGCGCTGTTTACCGCAACGCAACGGCTAGACCGTGAGCGATTCCTTGGTGCACGAGCGACCGATACGCAGGCGCTGCAGTGGCCGCGTACTGGTGTGCGCAAGCCTGACACCTATATCAACACCTATGCGGTTGGCTTTCCGTTCCGCATCACGACGGATTACTTTACTGACACCGAGATCCCAACGCAGGTGCAATATGCGCAAGTAGTGCTGGCAACGTACCTGCACAACAACCCAGACGGGCTCGGCCTGAGCGGGCTGGAAGACTACAAAAACGTAAAGATCGGCAGCCTTGACGTGACGCCAAATCTCGGCTACGGCGCCGTTGGTGCGGACAAGGTGCCGCCGATTATGGAGCGTTATCTAACTGGCCTTAGAATAAGTGGACCGGGCAACGTCGCTATTCGCAGGAGCTGATCATGGACGACTACAGCATTGGCTTTGAGTACATCAGCGACACGGCTGCACACACCGGCAGGTTTTTTAAGCTGTATGCCGTGGCTGATGCTGTGATCAGCACTGCTACGGTGCAAAACGCAACCGGTAACGCTTTTACGTCGGTTCCACTTGGCAAGGGCGATTTCATCGACGGCGTGTTTACCAGCGTCACGCTGGCTAGCGGCAAAATCATCGCTTACAGGATCTGATGGCTTACGTTCTCCCCGGTGGCGGTGATGCTGTTGCCCGCGACGGGCTTGAGATTCCGACGCATGATTGCATCGTCAACACCTATGACGGTGCGAACAACTTGCTGACTGCAACGTACAAACGTGGCGGCACAAGCGGCAAAACCGTAGCAGTGCTGACAATGACCTACGACGGCAACAATAATCTGCTTACCGTTGTTCGGAGCTGAGCAATGGCATTTAAGCTCAATCCGTTCACAAGTGGTCTTGATACAGTCCGCAACCAAATGCTGTGGGGATCGTTTTACGACACGACTCAGCAGATTGCAGCGGCTGCCAACACTGCCTATTCAGTTGGCATCAATTCAACGGATGCTGATAGCCGTGGGATAAGCATTGTTTCTGGCTCACGAGTCACCTTTTCTAGGGCAGGCGTTTACAGCGTCACTTACTCTGTCCAGTTTGTGAACACAAGCAGCTCGATTCACGACATCAATATCTGGCTGCGCAAGAACAATGAAGGTGACGCTGGCAACGTGCCGGCTAGCGACAGCAAGTTCAGCATCATTGCAAGGCATGGCAGCGTTGATGGCCACGTCATTGGTTGCGTGAACTATGTTCTAAAACTTGCAGCTAATGATTATTTGGAGCTAATTTGGTCTACCACAGACGTAGCCGCTAGCATCCAATCGCTTCCATCCTCGCCATCGGGACCAGCTCATCCTTCCATTCCTGGCATTATCCTTACAGCAGTGCAGGTTGCCTAATGGCACTAGCTAGTCCGCTACGCAAGGTTGCCAGCAAGCTGATGGCACGCTTTGGCGGTGTTGCAACGTTCCGCAGTGTGACCGCTGGCGCATACAACACCACCACAGGCGCATCGGCCGAGACAACTACAGACACCACCGTGCGTGGCGTACTGGAAGACGTGCGCCGCAGTGAGGTCAACGACCTGGTGCAGCAAGGCGACAAGCGGCTGATTATCGCAGCGCTGGATTTGAACGGCACCACACCGACAACGGCTGACCGGATCGTGCTTAACAACCGCAGTTTGCAAATCATTGAGGTGCGCACGATTGAGCAGGACAATACGGCCATCACTTACGAGCTGATTCTGAGGGACTGATGGCACGCACCATTCGCATTGGTGATATTGGCGACTATGCCAGCCAGCAGTATGAAAAGCTGCTGCGTTCTGCAGTGTTTGAAACAGAATTGCGGTTGAAAATGGCCAGCCCAGTTGACACTGGTAGATTCCGCGCTAGTTGGGCAACTGGTGAAAATACTGCTGGCAACTATGACGGCGCTGAACAACAGCCAGCAACCGGAGCATGGCGAGAATCAACTAAGCCCCCAAGAGACCCATCGCTTGAGCGCAGAATTAGCATTGGCTATGAACATGGTCAAGAGCGCATGGGTAACGTCTATAGCGTGCATAATAATCTGCCCTATGCAGAACGGCTTGCCACTGGATGGTCCAAACAGACTACCAATGCCCCTGGTGGCCAAGCAGGCTGGGTGCAAGGCATCGCCAAGGACATCCAAGGCTTTGTCAGGGCAAACGCAAACCGCATCGGCAGGGAATCATGAGCAGCACCTACAACGACGTTCGCGCTGCCATTGAAGGTCGCATCGCCACTGAGATGGCGCTGAACCCTGTATATCCGGTCAGCTATCAGAACGTCCCGTACAGCCCACCCAACAACACGCCATGGCTGCAGGTGTTCATACGCTTTGGCGATAACGCCTACGCGACGCTGCTGCCTACTGGTGGCGTTGGCATGAACCGGCAAAACGGCACGCTGACCGTGAACGTGTTTACCCCAGTCGGGCTTGGTGCTGGCGCTAATTTCACCATTGCAGAGCGCGTGAAGGACCTGTTTGACCGTAAAACGGTGTCAGCAATCAACTTTGACGCAGCATCGGGTCCGGCGCAGGTCACGCCAGCATCGCCTGAGCCGTATTACCAGACGCAGTTGACGATTACTTTTGAGGCGTATTTAAACTGAGTTAGACTGACGCAAGCCAACTACCGCTCACAGGCTCATGGCAACTGTTCTGTCCGGTACGTCCGGCGCTCTTTATTACGCACCCGCAGGCACCAGCGTGACCACGCTTGCCGCAGGTGCATTCCCATCGACCGGTTCCAACATCACCGTTGGCACCTACCTGGGCTTTAAGGTCAACGACCCCGTGACCCTGGCCTACCCCGCTGGCGCTACCACCACCAACGCCATTGCTGCTGGTGCTTACTTCGTTAAGACCTACGTCGCCAGCACCGGCATCATGACCATCAGCAGTACTGCTGGTGGCGCTGCTGCAAGCGCCACTGCATCCCCCAGTGGCTTCGGCGCTAACTTTGCCAGCATCACCTACACCGCTCCCGCTGCGGTTGGCGAGGTGCGGGAATGGAGCTTTGAAATCACCCGCGAGGAGATCGACGTTACCACCATCGGTCAAGAGTCGGCGCAATACGCCCCGTTCCGCGCTTATATCACCGGCTTTGCTGACGGTGAAGGTTCGGCCATGGTGTATATCACTGATGACGACACCAACCTGGCCAGCCGCATGGTCGAGGACGTGATCCAGCGCAACCAGTCCGGCGCTCAGATGAAGCTTTACATTGACCGCGTGATTGCCAGCGGCACTGTCAACGAGACCACCAGCCGGTCGATTTTGGTTCCCGTGATCCTGACATCAGCCAGCTTGACGGCTAACCCTGATGACGCACAGATGGTGGAAATTGCATTCCGTCCGTCGGCTGCTCCTACGTTTGACTTCAGCAAGTCGTAAGGCATTAATCGCCCCGGCCTTGCGCTGGGGCTTTTTTGTGTCTAGATTGCTGCCACACACCTAACAACCATGGCAACCCGCGCGCTTGACCGGCTTAAAAAAGCGGCCAACCTAACGCCTATCAAGAAGAAAGTTGAACTCAGCGACGGCAGCACGTTTGAGTTTTACAGCACACCGCTGACCATGGCCGAACGTGAGCGGGCGCAAAAGGACGCAGGCACCGATGAGGCCACTGCGTTTGCATTGCAACTGCTGGTGCAAAAGGCTAAGGATGAAAGCGGTCAGCCGCTGTTCCGTGCAGGCGAAGTGGCTGAGCTTAAAAATGAAGTGCGCGACGCTGACCTGCAGTCGCTCATGCTGGCGGTGATCACATCCGACAGCGACGTGACTGAAGAAGACGCAAAAAACTAAAAGCCCAGGTCAAGCGCGACTGGATGCTGCGGTTGCAGATGCAGTTGGCGCGGGACTTGGGCTATACGCTGATGGAGCTGTCAGAGCGGATGACGCCGCAGGAGCTGCAGCTATGGGCCACGCTGTACGAAGTGGAAGCGCAGGAGCGGCAAGAAGCATCACGCAAGGCTAGACGCAGGTAGAATGACTTAAGTCAGGCTGTCGGTCGTGTCTGTCGTCGCCAATGTTGCTATTAACGTTGACGGCAGGCAAGCGGTCAACGAGCTAAATAAAGTTGAAAGCGCTACCAATCAGCTAAACCAAGGATTCAATGCCCTAAAAAGCGCAGCTGCAGCATTGGCTGGCGCATTGATCGTCAAGTCGATTGCCGACGTTGGCGCTCAGTCGCAGCAAACAAAACTGCAACTGCAATCATTAACGCAACAATACGGTGAGCTTGAAAAAGCTACCGCATCTGTTGATCGTATTCAAAAAATCTTAGGCATTAGCGCCATTGAAGCAAGAGAAGGATATGCACAGCTTTATGCAGCTTTGCGCGGCACTGGTGTAAGCGCTGAGCAGCTAGAGGTTCTATTTGTCGGTCTGACCAAGGCGGCGCGCATGTCCGGTGCTGGTGCTGCAGAAGCTCAGGGTGCGTTATTGCAGCTCAAGCAGGCATTTGCCAGCGGCACGCTCTCTGGCGATGAATTGCGGTCTGTACTTGAAGCAATGCCAGCATTGACGCAGGCAGTCGCCAAAGAAACTGACAGGCTTGGGCTAACTTCTAACGCAACATCTGCGGACATCAAGCGGTTAGGTAGTCAAGGCAAACTTACCTCTGACATTCTGTTTGCTGCTGCGCGCAACATTGCTTTAAGCAACACACGGCAACTGACCTCATCCGAGGCATTGAGCGCGGCATACAAGAATCTGCAAGAACGCATTGCGGAGGCATTCGGCCCGGCGCTTGTGTCAATCGTTGAAACATTTGCCGCTGCTATCGGCGCGCTTGGGCGATATATAGAGTCAAATAAAGAATCAATCACTTCAGTCGTCAATGCAATTATCAATTTCGCAAAAGCAGTCGGACCATTGGCCGCTGGGATCTGGTTAGTAATTAAAGCCTATCAAGCATGGGCTGTTGTTTCTAAAGCATTGGCAGCAACCCAAGCTTTTATTGCTGCATTAACAGGACCCAAAGGGATTGCTCTTGTTGCTGCTGCTGGCGTAGCGGCTTTTGGCGCTTATCAAACATTGAATGGAGTGCTCAAGGGGACAGAGGCTGAACTTAAAAAACAAAGTGAAGAATCAAAGAAAGCTGGTGATGAGTTTGGTAGGATTGCACAGAATGTTGGCGAGTTGCCGAATAAAAGCAAAGCAGCAGCCGAAGCAAACAAAGTCTTCACAGATGGAACTAAGCAAGCGCTAGATAATATCACAGCACAGCGAATTGAAATCGACGCACAGATTGCATCGCTAACTCGTGGCGCATCAATTACAGCTGCGCGGTATGAAGCCGAAAAAGCAATACTTGACCTGCGCAACCAAGAGCTTGAGCGGGAATACAACCTAGCGCAGACCGCAGAGCAACGGTTGAATATTGCGGCTGCAATCTTCCAGAATCAAGTCCAAGCGGCAGAGGTTGAATACAGGCAGGCACTGGAAAATATCACGCTTGAGCAGCGCAAGGTTGAGCTGCAACTGCAGCAAGAGCAACTGAAGTATCGGCAGATTGAAGCCGAAGGCAAGCTGCAAATCCTAAAAGCTAAAGACGCAGCAGAGGAAGCCGAGAAGGCCAGAAAACTAAAAGATGCACTTGCGACGCAAGAACAGGTCATTTCTGCCACACGAGAAAACCTCGGCGCTCAGCAGCAGATTGCGGCCTACCAAAAGCAAGCAGCTGAAACACAATATCAATCCAAAGTGCTGACAGCTCAAACTGGACTAGAGCAAAAGTTGGTCAGCGATAAAATTGGCCTTAGCCAAGAGCAAGCTACAAGGTTGTCCAATGAGTTGGCTAACGGCGCTATCCGCTCGCATGAGTTAGCGAACAACACTGAACGCGTATCGCAGAACGCATACAACGCTTCCGGCAATTTCATCCGTGTTGCCAATGCGGCAGACCGTGCAGCTACTGCTATTCACGGTGCAGCCAACGCACAAGAGCGGCTAAATGCTGCCCAGGGTGGCGGCGGTGGCGGTGCGCCGAAACAAGCCGCCGAGGGAGCTTACTGGTCCGGCGGCTTTAAGGCATTTGCTGAAGGCGGTGTTGTCACCAAGCCAACCATGGGCATCGTTGGCGAAGGCGGCGAGCCTGAGTACATCATCCCGGCAAGCAAAATGGCCGAGGCGATGCAGCGGTATGCGGCTGGCCAGCGCGGCTCCAGTGTGATACCGTCTAGCATTAACCCACAGGTCAGCGTCACGACTGGCCCAGTCATGAACATGGGTGGCACCAACTTCGTCAGCCAGCAGGATTTCATGATGGGGATGCAAACCGCCAGCCGCCGTGGCGCTGAGATGGCGATCCAGCTGCTGCAAGGCAATAACAGCGTCCGCCGTCGGGCAGGGGTGGCGTAATGGCAGTCAGAGGCGTCCTATCAACACTGTTGATTTTCCCTGAAAACCGTCAGGTTAATACGTTGCCGCTCTACAGCTTCCAGAACTTTTTCCCTGGGTCGCGCACGATCCTTGGCACTTCGTACACGTACAATTCATACACTGTTGGGTCTATCAGCGACGGTAAAGATAGCTCAACGCCTGATCTAGGCATTACGTTTTCAGGCACGGCGGCAAACATTGACTTCATAGATACAGCAATCACCAGTAGGTATATTTTTCTTACTTCTGTATGGCGCCTCCCTGCTGCGGACATCGAAAATCCTGCATCAGGAGCGTTCAATCTTTTTGCCATACATTATGGTTATGCCAAGCAAGCTGAATCCGGCTTTACGTCAATCGCCTTGACCGTGGGCGACTATAACGACTCACAAGAACCGGATTTCCCATGGCGCAAGATACCATGGACAATCCTTGGACCGTTGGGGGTTAGGACATGATGACCCCGCTGGAGGACTCATGAGCGAAACTTTTATCAGACCAATTCAATGGAATGATCCCGGTTATTCCAAGGCATTAGCTGATTATGAAACGCAAGTTTCCAAATGGAAAGATGAACAAGTATGGGGTCAGATTAGGCACAACCTAGCCGAGTCGGCCAATAAACTCAACACTGCCCGTCCCCCCGCCGACGCATCAAAGCAGCCGCCGACGCCAGCTGTTACTGAGCAAAAGCGGATCGACGAAGACTCGGGCCTGAAGTTAATCCCATTTGAAGCGCTGAACGCATCGCAGAAATACGCCAACGCTGGCGACACGATGCCAATTGTGTTCTGCAAGCGCGTTAACGGGCAAGGCGGCGTATGGATCAGCCCGCCGCTGTTAGAAGCGGTGTCTAATGACTTTGTCCATACGTTCGTCTACCTGGTCACGCACGGCCAAGCGACACTGAACAACACTTACGACTTCATCGGTAATCAAGCATTTGCAGACATCACACCTGCTGGTTCGGTGCTGCGCGTGCAAGGCTACACCAACAACCCTGCAACATGCCCGCTCGGGTTTGGTGCCAGCTGCGACCACTCGACGTTTAAGTTCATCACCAATCCACTAGCGGCGACCGTTGGCAACGTGTCACGCACAAGGACAATCAATAACTACACGACTGGCGTCACGATTAAAGCCAAGCCGCTGTACCCGGACGGGCTGTCGTCACCTACAGCACTGGAGCGGTACACGCTGACCGTGCAACGCATCAACAACAGCACTGGCGTCACCGCAACTGTTGGCACCTTCATCACCAGCGCGACGGGCGGCATCAGCAGCATTTCTGACACGCCCACTGCAGGCAACTACACCTACAGCGTGATCAACACTGCTGTGCATACGGCATCAACAGATAAGCCAGAAACCATCCTGCTGGAGTTCGTACAGAGCAATACATTCCCCACGAGCTACGACAGGACCAGCAGCTACACCAACATGACGCTTAAGATCATCCGCGCCAACCTGTATGACCTCAGCAAAGAGTTCAGCGCGCCGTCAGATTTAAAGCAGATTCATATTTTCATGGATGAAGGCGTGCAGGTTACCAGATGGCGCTGGCTCAATCCGGCTGATCCAAGCGCCAGCTCACCGCCGTATGCGTACACAACTGCCGTGACAGCAAGCGACATTTTTGCAGACCTGATCAATTACTGGTTTGTTAACGGCGGCAAGTTTCCTAATCAAAACTTTCAAAACTTTGCGCTAGAGGACATTGCAGAAACAGCAATCTTTCATGAAAACTACAACATGCGGTTTAACGGTTACATTTCAACCGGAACCAACTTCATCTCATGGGCGCAGACAGTAGCACCGTTTTTCTTATGCACTTTTACGTCGGTGCTGTCCACTTATGGGCTAAAGCCGGTTTTGCCGCTTAACTCAAGTAGGCAGATTCACCCAGGGTCGCTGCAAAGCTCCATCAAGGAAACATTTAACGATACAGACGTTAACGTAGATAGCCTGCAGAACAGCATCATCGCTGGCACTTACCGCAGGATCTACAAAAACACGCAAGAGCGCGTGCCGTTTCAAGTCGTCACAACATGGCGCGGGCAGAACGCGTTCAACCTGGAAACCGCGCAGACCACAACCGTTCGGTATTCCGATTACGCAGCAACGGCGCCAGAAGAAGCCTATGACATGACCAGCTTTTGCACCAATGCAGACCACGCCACGCTGTTTGCCAAGTATGTACTTGCCACACGGCGTTACAGCACACACTCGGTCTCATTTCAAACAGCTCGCAACACGTTCAGCACGTCAGAGCTGCAGGTGTATGACCTGATCGCTGTGTCGCTGTCCCGTGTTGACAGCGCAGGCGACAACCGCACAGAGACTGAGTATTACCTAGTGGACGCACTAGAGTATGATCAGACAGGTATCACAACCATTACGGCCACGCATTTTCCGCTGAATGGCTCGTACATCGGCGTTATCAATGACAGCATCCTAAACGGCTCCTTTGTGGTGACGACATGAGCACCTTCCCGTCTGTCAAGCCATCCAGCCGTGCATGGACGCCTGGCGCACGCGCGCAGTCGATCTACCAGTCCATCGACGGCATTGAGATCAGGTTTGTCCACGGCAGCCGCGTTGTCGGGCAGCGCCTGTCGCTGATTTTTGAGAACGTGACCGACGCGGTCGGCAAATCCATTACCGACCACTACGCCGCCAACGGCACCACCTACGGCACGTTTGACCTGCCTGCGGATGTGTTTGCCGGGCAGACCAGCTACGCGCACACCAACGAGGCCACCAACGCATGGCGTTATGCCGCGCCGCCGCAGGTCTCGTACACTGTCCCTGGTTACCAGAGCGTTACTGTTGAGTTGCTCGGGGTGACCGCCTGATGTCCAAGCATTACTCCGGCTCTGATGGTGCGCTTTACGTCGGCGGCACGCAGATCGCCAAGATCCGCAGCTGGGCGCTGACCGGTTCGGTCGAGACGTTGAACATCACCCGCACGGACGACACCGCGCAAAAGCTGATGTACGGCCGCCAGAGCTACAGCGGCAGCTGCACGGCGTATTACTACGAAGACGATGCCAACGCGCTGGAGGTATCTGCGCTGCTGGCCAACATCATCCGCACATCCGGCACATCGCCCACCGCGACCGCCACGCTACGGCTGGAGCTTGCCGCAACACGCAGGATTGAGGCAGCGGTACTGTTCACGCAGGCCGAGATCGGCGCCAGCACAGGCGAGCTGGTGACCGTCAACCTTAGCTTTGCGGTGACCGGTAACCTCACCGTCGCAACCATGGGGGCAGCGTAATGGCGGTCTATCTCGGCAATGCAGGGCTGGTGTCCATCCAACGCTCTGGCGCATCGACTTACACATCTACGCTTGACCCCGGCGACGTAAACGTCGCGCAAAAGCGGTTCAGCTTTGACTTCCCGAACGATACGTTCATTACAGGCGATTACCTGCAAATCACCCGCATCGGCGGCGGCAACCTTGACTTCATTGATGCCAGCGGCTTTACACCGCCCGGCGTTACCTCAACCGGTGCGTGGTACGTCAACGTTGACGCGGTCGGCGGCATCCGGCTGTACAAGACATGGGGCGCATCGCTAAACGGCGGCCTAAGTGACGCCATAACACTGGCAGCACCGGGCAGCAGCTACACCATCTCAGTGGCGGTCGCTAACGCTGGCTACCGGCAACTGGGCGAGGTGGTGTCGTATGAGCTAAGCACGCAACGCGCTGCCTTGGATGCGTCGGTGCTGGGTGAGGAGTTTGTACGGCAGGTCAGCGGCATGATCTCAGGCAGCGGGCAGCTGTCATGCTTCTGGGATTTTGGCGAGAACGGCGACATCGAGGCGGCGCAGTACATGCACCATCTGATCCTGCGGCAGCAGCTAGGCAGTAACTTCAGCGCAGTGCTGACGATCAAACGCGGCGGTGAGGCAGCAGCGACCGGCGTGTCAAGCGCCGACAGCTCACAGCTGTATTACTTGGTTGACGGGCTGATCACCAACGTTGGCATCTCGTTCGAAGCCGCAACGGCGTTGCAGTCGCAGATTGAGTTTGTGACGACCGGTCAGATCCAGTTGCGGTACAGCGCAGGCGGCAGCGTTGCGGGCAGCTTGCTGCTGCAGGAGGATAGCAGCGCGATTGACCTAGAATCAGGCATAGGCCGCTTGCTGCAAGACGAAATCTAAGCCATGGCAGACCTTAAGATCTCGCAGCTAAACAGTCTCGCGGGCACAAGCCTGGCAGACACAGACGTTTTGGCTGTTGTTGACACGTCAGCAAGCGAAACCAAAAAGATCACCTCAGTCGAGCTTGTACGTTATGGCTACGGACTCATCAGCGCCGGAACCCTTGACGGCGACATCATCGAAGCCGCCACAACCTCAGCCCGAGGAACAGTCCAGCTCACCAATAGCACCAGCAGCACAAGCACCACCACTGCGGCTGTACCCAATGCTGTCAAGTCGGCGTATGACCTAGCCGACGCTGCACTGCCAAAAGCTGGCGGCACGATGACCGGCCAGATCTTGGCCGATGATAGCAGCAGCGCCAGCACACCGGGTTATGCGTTTGACGGCGACGGCGACACCGGCATGGTGCGCACTGGCGCCAACGAGCTGGCACTGGTCACGGGCGGCAGCAACCGCCTGACGATCGACGCCAGCGGCAACGTGACCGTACCGGGCAACCTTACGGTTTCTGGCACGACCACCACGATCGACACCACCAATCTGGTGGTTGAGGACAAAAATATTGAGATCGGCGCGGTTGGTACGCCGACGGACGTGACCGCCGACGGTGGCGGTATCACGCTTAAGGGCAGCACCGACAAAACGATCAACTGGGTTGACGCCACCGACGCGTGGACCTTCAGCGAACACGTCAACATCGCCAGCACCAAGGAATACCGCATTGCTGGCACCAAGGTGCTGGATGCCACCAGCCTTGGCAGTGCTGTCGTCAGCAGCAGCCTGACCAGCGTCGGCACGATCGGCACCGGCACATGGCAAAGCACTGCGATCGGTGTGGCCTATGGCGGCACCGGCCAGACCAGCTACACCGACGGCCAGCTGCTGATCGGCAACAGCACTGGCAACACGCTTGCTAAGGCCACGCTGACGGCTGGCAGCGGCGTGTCGATCACTAACGGCAGCGGCAACATCACGATCAGCGCGACCGGCAGCGGTGGCACGGTCACCAGCGTCACCGCCAGCAGCCCGCTAGCCAGTAGCGGTGGCACAACGCCTGACATCAGCATCCAAGACGGCACCACCAGCCAGAAGGGCGCCGTACAACTTGAGGATTCAACTAGTAGCACCAGCACCACCAAGGCAGCCACGCCTAACGCGGTCAAGAGCGCCTACGACCTAGCCAATGCTGCGCTTCCCAAGAGCGGCGGCACCATGACTGGCGCGATCACGTTCGCTGCAGGCCAGACGATCAGCGGCTACGGCGCTATCGACACGGCGCAAACCTGGACCAAAGGCCAACGCGCTGAGGTAACGGCGCTGACTGATGCGGCCACCATCCTTGTTGACTTTGCAGATAGCAACAACTTCTCAGTCACGCTCGGCGGATCGAGAACCTTGGGTAACCCGACAAACCAGGTGGCCGGGCAGTCTGGATCGCTGTTCGTGACGCAGGACGGCACCGGCAGCCGTACGTTGTCGTATTCGTCGGACTGGGAGTTTGCGGGCGGTGCTGCGCCAACGCTCAGCACAGCGGCCAATGCCGTAGACCGGATTGATTACATCGTCCGCGCAAGCGGCAGCATCCACGCTGTACTTACTAAAGCCTTCGCCTGATGTCAGTCTTTCACGAGAACATGCTGATCGGCGCATCCGGTCAGGTTGCCGCAGGGGGTATCTCACGCTCGCTGCGCTTCAACTCAGCCGACTCGGCGTACCTCAGCCGCACCCCCGCATCTGCTGGCAACCGCACCACATTTACATGGGCTGGTTGGCTAAAGAGGGGCACCCTTAGCGGTGCCACCACTTATCAGCAAATCTTTAGTGCAGGAACAGGAATCAGCGCTAGAGATGGCTTTTTTATTGACACAGATGTAGACGATACACTGGCCTTCTATTCATCAAGCGGCCTAGCAGGAACCGCGCTGATGTTTAGAACAAATGCGGTTTTAAGGGATCCATCCGCTTGGTATCACATCGTATTGGCAATTGACACAACTCAAGCAACAGCGGCAAATAGAGTCAAGCTGTACGTAAACGGAGTAGAACAATCTTTTGCTACTACATCCTACCCAAGCCAGAACGCGACTGGTTACATCAACAGCACAGCCACGCACAACATTGGCGCCCATCTAAGCAGTGGCGAATATCTCTCCGGCTGCCTCGCCGACGTATTTTTTATTGATGGGTCTGCCCTGACCCCCAGCAGCTTCACCGAAACCGACGCCACCACCGGCCAGCTCGTCGAGAAGGCATACACCGGCAGCTACGGCACCAACGGCTTCCACCTGGAGTTCGCGGACAACAGTGCAGCAACCGCGACCACATTAGGGAAGGACACTAGTGGCAACGGGAACAACTGGACGCCGAACAACCTGTCCGTCACCGCTGGTGCAGGCAACGATTCGCTGGTGGATGTGCCGACCAACGGCGCGCAGACGGATACGGGCGTGGGGGGTGAGGTTAGGGGGAACTATGCAACTTTCAATCCGCTAAACAAGGGTCAATACGTAACGCTTTCAGATGGCAATTTACAGCTTGCCCATACCTCCTCGTTTCCTGGCTGTGTAGCGCAATCGACTATTGGTGTCTCATCTGGCAAATGGTATTGCGAGTTTGTACAAACGGTCGCAACCAATGGCATGGTTGGTCTTAATAGGAATAGCGACGTACCAAACAGCCAAAACAATCCGCAGTACGCATACTTTGGTGCAAACGGAAACAAGTACGAGGGAGCTTCAGCTAGCGCATACGGAGCTTCTTGGACTACCAATGATGTAATAGGTGTCGCGCTTGATGCCGACAATGGCACGTTAGTTTTTTACAAGAACGGGGTAAGCCAAGGCACGGCGTTCTCGGGTCTAACCAGTGGTCCGTATTTCTTTGCGGCTGGTTCGGCGGGCGGCACAATGACCTACGTGGTCAACTTCGGCCAACGCGCCTTTGCCTACACAGCCCCCAGCGGCTTCAAGGCGCTCTGCACGGCAAACCTGCCCGCGCCATTAGTCACAAAGCCTAATACGGTGTTTGACACACTGCTTTACACCGGCAATGGTTCGGCTCGCAGCATCACCGGCCTAGGTTTCAATCCTGATCTGGTGTGGATTAAGGAGCGCAACGCTGCTGCGGATCATGCGCTGTATGACGCGGTGCGTGGTGTCGAGAAGCGATTGGAATCCAACACCCAAGACATCGAGGTTACAAGTGATGGAGGTGTAACAGCTTTCAACAGCGACGGGTTTTCACTCGGCACACTGGCGCAGGTCAACACCAACAACGACACCTACGTGGCGTGGGCGTGGGATGCCGGATCGAGCACAGTCACTAACAACTCGGGCTCAATTACCGGCGCCCAAGTCCGCGCCAACGCGACGGCGGGGTTTAGCGTGGTTGCCGTCACTAAAACAGGCACTGGCACTGTTGGGCATGGGTTAGGTGTAAAGCCAGAACTAATCATCCTGAAATCCCGTGCGGATGTTGATGCCTGGTATGTGCATCATTCCGCGCTGGCCGCCAACCAATCGCTGTTTTTGAACACGACTGGAGCCACAGCCACTTCTAATGGGTATTGGAACAATACATTGCCCACCAGCACAGTGTTTTCTGTTGGTAGCGCAATTCCGAATAGCAACCTGATTGTCTATTGCTTCGCCCCAGTAGTCGGTCTCAGCGCGTACGGTTCATACACCGGTAACGGCAGCTCGGATGGGCCCTTTGTGTATACCGGGTTTAGGCCGAGATTTTTGATGATTAAAGTTACAACGACGACAAACGTTTGGCTAATGCTAGACGCGGCAAGAGACACTTATAACGTTGTATTTAAGAATTTGAACGCGAACAGTTCCGACGCCGAAAATACACTTTCTAATTGGGTCGATTTACTGTCCAACGGATTCAAAATTAGAAATGCAACCGATAACGCAATAAACACAAGCAACACCTATATCTACGCCGCCTTCGCCGAATCGCCCTTCAACTACGCCCGCGCACGATGACCCCACTAGGGAACAAGACCTGTGTGGCGGCTTGACACGGTGGTAAGGTGGTGGAGCAGCGGTGCGCTAACACCCTGCCCCTGTGACCGCCGATTGGAGGATCGACGATGACCCAAGATTACAAGCACCCGATCACGCCACCGCCAGAGCTGGTGCAGCAGTGGGCGTCCGAGTGGATGCAACAGCAAAGTCTCAACCGCGACAATTTCATGGCCACCCGCGCCAGCCAATACGGTGCTGACCAGGAGCTGGAGGCGTGCTGTGAGTGGCTGAAGTTGGAAGGTCACGAGTACGAACATGAAGCACTTCTTGTCGCACGCCGCCCCAAGCCGCCGAGCTTGAAGGAGCAGGCGCTGGAAGCGCTTGACCACATTGAATTTGGATACGCAACGGGCGAGTTTGGCGATACCATCCGCCGCGCCCTGGAGCAGCTCGATGACTGAAATCTCCCCCGCTGCGCAAGCGGTGCTGACAGCGCTCACTCAACAGGAGTACGGCCTGGACCCTGCTGACATTCCAAATGAAGCGAGGCGCATGGCCTGTGTTGCCGCCGCCGCCCTGCGAGCTGCTGCGGATCAGGTTTTCACCAGGCAACGTCTGCAGACATTAGCTTCAAAAGGAGGCGAACCGTGTGTGCTGATGACCTGGGCCAAAGACCAGTTTGATGCCATCGCCGCCGAGCTTGAAGCCCAGTAGTCATTCCAACTAGACTGCCAGAACGGATCTAGACCCATGTTCCTCCTCGACGGCCGCCCCCTCAGCCCAGACGTGGCGTTTACCGACGTCAATGGCATCCAGCACCCGTCCAACTGGCTCAGGCTGGCCAGCCCTGAGGAGCGCGCCGAGGCAGGCATCACGGAGGTGCCTGACCCTGAACCATACGATCAGCGGTTCTACTGGGGGCCTGGTCTGCCCAAGGATCACACGCAACTGATCGAGCAGTGGACGCAGCAGACGCGCACCACCGCGAACACGCTGCTGGCTCCTACGGACTGGGTCATCATCCGCGAGGCCGACAACGGTAAGGCTGCTGACCCGCTACTCAAGACCTGGCGCGAAGACATCAGGCTGGCTACTGGTGTGAAGGTCACAGCCATCCGCGACACCCTGGACACCGACGAGCTGGCCACCTACATCACTGGCGCCAACTACCCCGTGTGGCCTGCTGACCCTTACGCGCCGCAGCCGGTGGCAGACGACACCGTGTTGTTTGCGGCCAACAGCACCAGCAGCGGGTTTAGCATGAGCGCATGATTGAGCTGATCGCTGCTGTTGCTGGGGCATCCATCAGCGTGGCTGCGATGGGCGCGATGGGCTTCAGCAAGCGCAACGATGAAGCACGGGATGCCGTGATCAGGCTCACTGCTGCGGTCGAGCACATCGCCACCCAACTCGAAGTGCTCCACAACGACATCAAAGAAGACCGCAAGGAGACTTTCTCGCGTCTTAACGGCGTCGAGCAGCGCGTCACTATGCTTGAGGCACGCCCACACCATTGACCATGGACGCGCAAACCGTCGCCGTCATCGCCATTATCCTCGCCGCTGGTAGCGAGGTTATCGCGCTGACCCCGCTTAAGTCCAATAGCTGGATCCAACTGTTGCTGCAGGCACTGCGCCTGATGTTCCCTAAGCGTGGCTAAGGAACCAATCAAGCTGACCGACCTGTTTCGGTACTACAAACACGGCACGCCGCACCAAATGGCGGCGATCGTTGAACTGGAAGCGGAGCTGTTAAAGGCTGCGCCGGAATTGTTTAATAAAGACCAGGCGTGGTACAAGGCATGGCAGCAAGGCGGCAAGCTGCACAACTATGACGCGGCTGCCACGCTCATCCGCGAGTTTGAGGGCTGCCACCTGTCGGCTTATCCGGATCCGCTTAGCGGCGGCGAGCCATGGACCATTGGCTATGGCACCACCAGATACAGCGACGGCCGTAAGGTGCAACGCGGCGACAAGATCAGCGTCATCGACGCCAACCGGCTGCTGGACCTAGAGATCGAGCGCATCGCCAGCAAACTGCGCAGCACGGTGCCGTACTGGAACGCAATGAGCGGCGACAAGCAGTGCGCGCTGATTAGCTTCGCCTACAACCTTGGCTCGGGTTTCTACGGTGCTGCTGGCTTTGAGACCATCAGCAAACGGCTCAAGGCGAAGGAGTGGCCACAGGTGCCTGAGGCGCTGCTGCTGTACCGCAACCCCGGAACGGCCGTAGAAGCTGGCCTGCTGCGCCGCAGGCAAGCGGAAGGCAGGCTATGGGGTATTGAGTCACAAACTGCCAAGCTGAGCCCTAGCAGCCCGTTTTCAGCGCGGATCACGCCCCACATACGGCTAGGCGAGTTTGCCCTTGATCAAGAGGCGCGGCGCTTTGATCACCAGTACCAGGTTGATACAGCCGCAGAGCTGGCAGCATTCCTCGAGCGGGTGCGGGGTGCGTTCGGTGGTAAGCCGGTGGTCATCACCAGCGGGTATCGACCGTCAGCCATCAACCGCAGCGTTGGTGGTGCGAGCCAGTCAGAGCACCTCTATAACGCACCCAGTGTCGGCGCGGTGGACTTCTACATTGCAGGCGCTGACATCTACGCGGTGCAGGACTGGTGCGTCAAGCATTGGCCATACAGCACCGGCCTAGGCGCGCCTAAAGGCTTCGTGCATCTAGGGATACGCCAAGGCAAGCCGCGTCTCACCTGGCCTTATTAGACTCCTGGTGTAAGCCGATACCACGGCATGGCGATTACCACGACGCGGCTGTCGCCAGAGCTGCTAGAGGTACGGATACCGTATCAGAGCAGGCAGGACTCTGCAACGTTCCTGCTTGCATCAGACATCCACCTTGACAACCCGAAATGCGACCGCAAGCTGCTGTTGCAGCACTTAGACGAGTGCAAGCAGCGCGGCGGTCGAGCGTTGATGTTTGGCGATGTCATGTGCCTTATGCAGGGCAAAAAAGACAGACGCGGCAGTAAAGGCGACATCAGGCCCGAGCATCTCGGCGGCAATTACTTTGATCTGGTGTTCCGCGAGTCAGCAGACCTGCTCAAGCCTTACGGCGACATGATCCTGATGATGGGCGACGGCAACCACGAGACCGCTGTGCTCAACAACCAAGAGATCGACCCGCTAGAGAACGTCGTCAGGCTCATGCGTAACGATGGCGCAGTCACTGAGCACATGGGTTATCAAGGCTTCGTGCGGTTTGTGTTTTACCAGCCGACCGGCCGCGTGCGGCGCTGCACGTTGTTCTTCCACCATGGTGCATGGGGCGGCATCATCACCAAAGGCACCATGGGCGGTGGGCGGTACGCGCAGATTGCGCCTGACGCTGACATCATGATCAACGGCCACAACCACGAACGCAGCATCGTTGCGCACCCGTGCTACCGCATCGCAGAGAACGGTAAGGCATGGATTGAGCAGCGCTGGCACTTGCAGACCGGGACCTATAAGCAGGAGTTTGGCGCTACAGGCGGCTGGGCTATTGAGCGCATCGTGATGCCTAAGTCGCTCGGCGGCATCTGGATGACGCTGCGGCCACGGGACCGTGGCGGCGTTGACATCACCTGCGAGCCAACGGTATGAGGCAGTACGTCCTAGAGGTGGAATACACCATCGTCGTCGAATCCGATAACGACGACCCGGAAGCGGTATCAGATGATTTCGTGGCGCGGCTCACTGAGCTAGCGCCGTCCAATGATCACATCCTGGGCTTGTCCGTCCAGGTGCTACCTATCCCTGAGCTTCGTGGATCATCTGATTGATGGCTCAAACCTTATCCCGAAACGCAATGCAAAGCATTCATTCAGAAAACAAATATTCGAAGCATGGGGCCATCAATGCGCGTACTGCGGCGTACTGGCTGACACGCTGGACCATGTGAAGCCACGCCATAAGGGCGGCGCCACAGTTGCTGAGAATTTGGTGCCAGCGTGCAAAAATTGCAACCGTCGCAAAGGCAGCGAAGAATGGCGCGAATGGTTCAGCCGTCAAGATTCATGGACCGTTGACCGCGTGCTAAAGATTCAGGACTGGTTGATTGATTAAGCATCTGGTGATAAAACACCATCGCCTGCCAATCTTGCGCATGGTCTCTGCACATTCCATTATAACAAACGCGCCATTTATCGTTGTGCTTTTCTATCGTCGGTTCCAAGGGGTGTACCTGTCAACGGGTTGCTCATTAGCATACGCAGCCGCTTGATGCCACGGCGCTCAAGATCCTGCAATTTGCTTTTGCTGATGTTAAGATCCCGCTCCAGCTCTGCCCAGGTAATAGGTTTGCTGATAAGCCGTGCGCGCAATACTTGCTGCGTGATGTCATCAAGGTATTTGTTGAAGTATTCCATCATCTCCTGTATTTCTTGCCTTGCTTCTTCTTTTGTAAATGCAGGGTCAGCGATCATATCAACAATTACATTGCTTTCAGTGTCTGCAATATGCGCATCAAGGCTGGTGACGCGGTAAGACTGCTTTAGCAGCATGGATAAATCTTCAACGCCGACGCTGATCTGGTCTGCAATTTCAGTCATCGACGGCGTGCGACCTAGCTCATGGCCTAGTTGCTGCGCGACACGGCCAACCTTAAACAGCATTTCATGGACACTGACCGGCAGTTTGATAACCGGGTCATATGTCACCAGCGCTCGTGTAATAGCCTGCCGGATCCACCAATAGGCGTAAGTTGAGAACTTGTAGCCTCTGCTTGGGTCGAACAGGTCAACCGCACGCGACAGGCCGATATTACCCTCTTGGATCAGGTCGATAAACTCAAGCGTCTTGTGGCTGCGTTTGTCGTATTTGCGTGCGACATGGACCACAAGCTGCAGGTTGGACTGGATGAACCGCTGCCTGGCGCGATCACCGCTGCGCAACTCGCGGCGTTCGTCGGTCGTCAGCGCACGGTCTAGCTGCTTTAGTTCACGCCATCGCTGCACGCGTCTGCCGAGTTGTATCTCTTGCTGCGGTGTCAACAGTGGATATTTAGCGATACTGTTTAGGTAGTCCTTGACATAATCAGCCATGATGAGACCGTTGGTTCACACAATAGAAGCACAGTTTCACGGTGCTGCCAACGCGCAGGTGTTGCGGGAGCTGCATGAACGCGGCGACTGGAACGGATTGCTGGAATATGCACTGCTGCTGGCTGAGCAAGAAGCCAGCCAGCGGTCGCAGATTAAGTGGTTGGTTGGCGAGGCAATGCGTTCATGCAGCGTTGAACCGTGGCATCTGGCTGCGGCCAATGAACTGCTTACTGGCGGCCACTAGCTTGTCGTTGTTGTAGTGGCCGACTGCTGCATAACTCAATGCAGGGCGTTGGCTCATGCGGAAAAAAACCATCTGGCCAATCTTCAAGCCTGGATACACCGGCAGCGGCTGCAACTGGCGTGCGTTCTTTAGCTCAAGCGTCAGCGCACTACCGTGCCAGCCTGGATCGGCGTATCCGGCGTGCAGGTTTTCGTAACCCTCGCGGGCGCGGCTGGACTTAAGGAAGAACAGCCCAGCCACATCCTCAGGCATCACGAACGTCTCGATCGTCTGCGCAAGGATGAACTGCCCAGGCACCAACTCGTATGGGTGGTCTGGCGTGTAGTCCTTGATCGACAGCGGGATCATCTGATGCGATTCGACTGATTCAAGCATGATCAGGTCACCCAACCGCAGGTCCAAGCTGGCGGGGTTGATCAGCTCCGGCTGATGATGTTGCACCATGCCTTGCGCGATAAGGTCATTGATCTCGGTGTCGCACAGAATCATGAGTCCAGGTGATGAGGTGATTGGGTAAAAATTGCTCTTGAGGTTGAAACGTGTACCAGCGATGACCGCAGGCTTTGCATTTACGACGGCGGTAAATCGTACCGTCGTTTTGTTTTGTTAGAACCACATAGGTGCAGTGGCTACTACATTTCGGGCACGGTGTTTGAACGGCGGGCATCTTCTAGATTTTGTGCCATGACTGCTGCACTGCGCAGCATGGTGCTGAGCTTGACTGGTTTCATGTCCTTCCAGCAGGCGTACCTGATGGCATGACGGAAGCCCATGCTAATGTTGCCGTCGCCTAGTTTGCGTGCGGCTTCAATCTCTTCCCGCGTCATGCGGATATTGACCGTCAGGTTGCGGCCTTTACCGACAGCGCGGCGGTCACTTAAGTTATCAGCCACTGCATGTACCAGTTGGCTTTGCGCATGTCCTGTACTGGGTTGCCTTTGTGTTCAGCGCGCCAAATGTACTTAATGACCTGACCTTTGCAGTAACCCCGGAACTCGTCCGGGGTCAGTGCTGCTTGGATTGCCTCGATGCACTCAATACCGCCTTGCGTGTAGTGCGGCGGGTGGTTGACCAGATCAGCCATCCTGCAGCAGCTCCATCAGCTTGAGCACATATGCAGCAAAGGCGACATGGGTCATAACAGCATGGGTGCCCGGAGGCACCCCATAACTGTCACGCCACCACTCCTCAAAGGCTGCTTTGATGGCGGGTTCGTTCATCAGAACGCAGCCTCCTCAGCCTTGGGGCGTGGCAGGTACTCAAACCGCTGCACGTTCAGCACATGCTTGCTGCGTTTGGTGCCGGTGTCCTTGTCAGTCCAGTCCTGGCG